CCTTCAAGATGAGCAAGACCAGATATAGTTGAAACAGCTGAACCATCATAAGATAATTGTGAATCTAAAAAATTAAATGAAGTATCATCTGTTTCATCAAAATCATATTCATGAATATATTCTATGTATCTTTTTGTAGCACCATTGATTGTTCTTTTTACAATTACCCATGTTTGATATTCTGAATCATCTGTTGGAATAGTTGCAACACTATCACAAACTGCGTTACCACTTCCAAATGATCCACCAAATATATGTCTATGCCAAGCAACTACTTGTTGTTCTCTTTGATAAGTTAATCCAGCTAGTTGACCATCATTTCTAGCACACCAAATAATTTGATTAGGCTCTTGTTGATATGATAATTGTTTAAACCCACCTTCAGAAATATGTTCTGCAAGGATAGTTAAGTCTGGAGCAAGGTATCCATCTACGTCAAAATTGTAAGCTAGTTCTCTTAATTTTCTTCTTGCTCTTTGTAAAAATAAAGTTGCGTTACCTACGGCTAGTGCATCTACGTTTGCTGCACCATTGTTAGATTGTTTTTTAATTAATATGTTTGTAGGTGTGATTGCAATATCAGTTCCACCACCACTAACTGCAAACTCACCACCAGCAGTACCAATAATTAAAGTTCTTGTAGCTGTCATAAATCTAATTGCGTTAACTTGGTTAGAAGCAATAGTATAAATAATAGAATCATCATCTGCTACAGTTTCGTGATAACCATCATCCATATTTTCATAATCACCAGACTTTGAAAAAAATAATGTTTGTGGTTGAGATAAGGTTGCTGCAAATACTAATCTTTGTTCAAAAAAAGTTACGCAAGAAGGATGACCAGTAGTAGAACTAAATGATCCTAATGCAAAATCAGTTGTAGCAGAACCATTAGATATATCTGATAACACTTCAGCAGTAACTACTGTTGTTGATGTATATGCTGTAATTTTTGCATGACCATCAAGTACATGAACTAATCTACCTACATCTGTTGATAACCATCCCTGGTTAGAATTTACTCCAGTAGTTGATGATAATGTTAGTGTAGCTGATTGACCAGTATTGGTATGTGATGCTGTTATAGTTGTTGTTTCTATATTGTGATCCATGAATGGACCATTTGTGAAATCAACACTTGTTAGTGTCCAAGATGTATGACCTGTTCTAGCTAATTTTTTTACAGGATGATTAGGATGACACAAATACATAACGTCAGCTGATTGTGCATATTTAATGTCAAATAATTCTGCTTCTAAATAAGGTGAACTAATTTCATAAGCCGAACCACCAGATAATATTTGACCATTGTCTTTATAAAATCTTATGTATTGATTGCCAAACTCTAACATATAAGTTTGTGTTGTAGAAAATTCAAAAGGAATTAATCTTGTTTCTTTAGAACTATCTTTTACTTCTGCTACAAACTGTGTACCAGATCTTCTAGCTGCAGCTCCATGAGGATAAACAATCATGTTTTCTAATGTCTTGCATCCTGTGGGATATTTTTGTAAATCGTTTCTGCCATCCAATCTAGGAGACAACTCACCACCTGTAAAGTTCGTTAATTGAACAGCAACTCTAGCCATGGGTTAGTACCTTGAGTTTATAAAAGATGAAGAACCAATAATATCTGATTGACCATTATCTGGATTAGTATTTTGACCTTCAGTAGCATCTACAAATCTTGCTTCTCTTAATTTATCTTGAAATAAAGAATACATATTAGAAGCCGTAGGATTAGATGAAGTTACAGCATAAGCAATATCTGCTGCTAATGATGAAGAAATAGTTTCTCTTAATAATTCATCATATTGATTAGGATCTTCTATTCTTGCAACGTATTGTATTTTTACTGTTCCATGATTTGCTAAAACTTTTCTACCTTCAACTTTATAATCATAATCATAATTTAAAATTGTAAGAAGTCTTAAACAATCTGCAGGTAAAGTAAATTGATATGAAAAACCCCAAGAAGGAACTTCGGTATCTTTTGCAAGTTCAACTCTTTTAATTAAACAATTCCAGGGATGAGATCTAAATAAACTATCTCTAACTTGTGTGTATCTTGCATTGCAAAGTCTTGCGTTCTTTGAATCTTCTGTAAGTGTAAGTATAGTTGATGCACCTAGTTGATTTAATGCTCCATTACAAATGTCTACTACTGATGCCATATTACTTCCTTATTATATACTTGCGTCTTATTTGTCTATCTTTTTTTAAAGCAAAGATTTCTTCTATTGTCTTACCTTGTTTTTTGTCAAAACCATAATGATTTTTACCATCATGTTGAAACCTGTCTACTAAAACGTATCTGTAAATATAATTACCTTTCTTTAAATGTACTACAGTTTCTAAATTTTTTGTTTCTTTTATCATGCACTCTAGGGGGTTTCCACTCTCGCTTCCACCCCCTAAAATTTATTTACTATGCTTCGTGAGCAAGTATTTCTACAACTTTAGCTTCTTCCATTCTAGTTGCACCGAATGCAGCAGAATAGTAAACCTGTGTAGCATAACCCTTGTCAGATCTTTCATCGATTCTAGCAGTAGAGTCTTTACCCATAGCTAATGCAAGACCATCTTGTACGAAGGCAATACATTTTCTTTTGCTTGAAGCGATTGATAGTCTGTTAGTTACACAGAAGTCAAAACCTAGGAAAGTATTAACATCACCAGATGCTAATGCTTTTACTGTGTTGAAATCACTTGAAGTTACTTCAGTAGTTCCTAATAGATCAGAGATCTGTTTTGGAGATACGATGATGTATCTTTTTAGTGAAGGATCAACATCAGCTAGATCGATGATTTCTTTCGCTTGTCTTAATTTAGCGATAGTTAAACCAGCAGTTCCAGCTTCAGCAATCTTTTGACCAGCAGGTAATGCAACAGCAGTACCACCAGCAACACCTGTGTCAGATGAACCAGTTGCAGCAGCGATGATAGCATCATCCATTGCTCTACCCATTGCATAAGCAGCAGCTTGTGCATAGCTAGAAGTAGGATCTACTAACATTCTTACTTTATCTAGATCGTCTACAAGATCTGCAAACTCATAATCAACAAGTGATACACGTCTTCTACTATGTGGTGTATCTGCTTGTGGAGTATTTGAATGTCTGCTTGATCTTACAGTTGCAGTTACAGAACCAATTTGGTCAAAGAAAGCATTTTTCCCTGTAACAGATTCAAGTCTCACTTTATCTCTTAAAAGTGATCCTTTTTGTTGTGATAACATTTGTATGTTTGAACTATATTGTTCTACAAATGCTTTTGTTATTTCAGTTGACATATTATGTCTCCTATTATTGTTAAGTTAATGTTAAAACAAAACAGAGACGTTATCAGAAATTCTGGCTTCTCTTGGATTTAAAGTCTTTTAGACTACAAGTCTATTCCTTGTTGGCAGTAAGGTTCTTACGAATTGTCTTACTTTTGTTAGGCGAATTTTCACTCGCCTTACAAACCCATGTATAATATTCTTCGCAGATTGGCAAGGGATTAGATTTTTGATTTTCTGATCCACTCTCTACAACAATACGAAGTATTTCTAATCTTATTTCTTCTTTATCCATTCAACATAGTTCTTAAAGTAAATACTTGTTGAACTATCTTATCATGATCTGGATGAGATTTATTCCAATATGGACCATCTCTATCATTTACAAGTTTACTAATTTCAGCTTGGTAATCTGTACCTTGATCCATACCTTCGCTTTCTGTACTAATCAATTTATCTTCAGACATAAGATTAGCAATGTTTGCAAAACCTTTTATGACAGAAGGATGATCTCCAATACGAGTACCATCTTTTAGTTCCATATTAAGTATATCTTCACTCATGTTTGCTTTAGCAATTGCTCCAGCTCTTTTTATATTCTCATCATAAGATCTACCCCACTCTTTACGAAGTTCTTGTTCAGCATTTGCTTGAGCAGTTTCTGTATCTACTCTTGCTTGTTGAACAGATCCTTCCATAGAATTTTTATAGTATTCTAAAATTCCTTGAGCCTGTTTATTATTCAAACCAAGTTGGTGAGCATTCTCTGCAAATTGTTTTATTGCATTCTCATCTAACGAAGCTGTTTCAGATTGTATTTCTAACTTATATTTATCTGCAGATTCTGGTCTGCCAAGTTTTCCATACACTTCATTCCATTGATCGTCTGTTGAGTTTTCATTTGGTATTGCTACTTTGTCTTGACCAATCATTCTAGTTGCGTTGATATAGCTTTTAGCTAACGCATCTATTTCAGTAAATTTAGAAATATTAGGATCGTTTCTAAACTCTTCCGAGATTGTTTCTTTCCAAGAGTTGGTAACAGTTGGTTGTTCAGTTACTTGAGGAGTGTCTGTAGTAGTTTGTGTTGTCTCTTCTACAGGCACATTAGTTTGTGTTATCTGTTCACTTGACATTTTTATTCTCCTTGCGTAGCATTGTTTTTATAAATAGAAGTACACTACGTTGACCTTCCATATATGCACTCTCATGACTATCACCTTTTACATTAGTGGTAGAATGATAATGACATCTTTTTTCTAAATCAGACAAGACTTCTTTGCCTTCGTCTGTGTTAAAAATATGTTGATAGCTGTCTCTTAATTTTTTTATTATTTGTTCCAGTTCTTTGTTTTGGTTCATACTATTCAGCTTCTGAATTAGCTAATGCTTGTGCTTCTTCTGGCAATGCTTTTGCTAATGGTGCTATATCTCTCCCTGCTTGTGCTACTTGTTGCATCTGTTGCATCTGTTGTTGTTGTTCAGCTTGTGCTGCTGCTTCTTGTCTTTCAGCATTTAGTTCAGCTTGTGGCTTCAAAATTTTTTGAGGTACACCAACAATACTAGTTAAATGCCTAACTAATTTATCCATATTGATATGGTCAAATACTGGAGCAACATTTGATAAGCTACCTAAAATTTCAACTGCTCTCATAATAGATGACAGCTCTGTAGATTTTTGTGCTTTAGCAAGTGGTGATACATATTCAATTTCTATATCTTGACCAGATAAAAATTCTGGTGGATTAGGAAATAAATTTTTTCTCATTAAAATTGCAAACGATCTATCAATCAATGGCTTTAATAATTCAGATTGAAGTCTACCAAGAACTGGTCCAAGTAATCTCATCTTCTCTTCATTTCTTTGAATGACTTCTGTTGCCGTCATTTGTGGACCATCTTGCATTTGTAATTGATTTACATAGAAAGCATTTCTGATTGAGTTTCTTCTTTGCTCTTCCATATTTAAACCTAGTGTATTATTTGCACCAATGTTTAATGGTTCAATTCTATCTCTAGTTCCTGCTCTGTAGAAGTTTAGTCCACCAGGTACAGTTCTTACAGGTAACATAAAGCCATCGTCTGGAACAAGTAAAGGTGGATCAACTTGTTTTTGTGCAGACTTAATTATAACTTTAGACATTTCATTTAGCATCTTAACGTCTGGCAAAGCTGTCATTGCTGGAGATCTACCATAAATTTCGTGTGATGCTTTTAAGTATCTTGGTACTACAAATGGAAATTCTTTAAATCCAGATACAGATAATTCGTCTCCAGAATCTGCGTCTAGGTATACAGATTCAAATGGCATATTTTCTTTATCTTGTTTTACAGGATTAAAATCTGATCTAGGATAAACAGCATGAAGTATTTCTACTTCTTCGTAAGGATCTTTCTTTGCTATAACTGCTATGTTAGTTGATACAGTTTTAAACTTTTGTATTGCAGCTCTTGCAGATATTCTAAACTTTCTAAATACTGTATCTATTCTACCTTTTTCATTTTCTGAAATATACATTTCATTAATGTGTCTTGTAGAAAATTTTAAATCATCTTCATCATCTTCTTCAATAAACATTGCTGCCGTACCAAACGTAATTAGATCATGATACAATTCAAAAATTTCTTGTTGAAAGTTAGACTTGTTAAATACTGAATACATAATCTCTGTAGTAGATTCCAACCATTCTTTTGCTTCATCCTCTCCTTCCATTCCATCATTTTTAAATTTTAAAGAGAACCAAGGTGTTGATGGGTTAGTCATCATACCATGTAATGATGCTGCTAATAATTCTACTGATTGTAATGGTGAACTATCAAAAATAAGTTCAGTTCTTTTATCACCTTTAGATCTTGTTTTAGTTACATCAGCTTTTCTTGGTTGCATATAATCTGCAACTTCTTGCCAATGACTTTCCCAATTTTGTCTTTGAGATTTTAATCTGTCAAATCTTGATAATAAATTTTTTGCTAAATCTGTTTGTGCCATTATGCTCTACCTAATAAACTTGGTTTACCCAAAGTCAAGCCACCAGTTACACCTGTAACTCCTGTCATGATTGTTGGTGATCTTCCTTTTGCCTTAACTCTTTTTTTTCTTAACTCTTCACTATCCTCTACTTGAGCAGCATTGCTCTGTGAAACTTCTGCAGTAGTTGGTGTTGTTGTAAGTAAAGTTCTTCCACCGATATTTTTTTCAACTAACTGACCACCACCCCCATCACGATTGTTAACTTCTCTACCCATAGCATCTATTGATCCAGAACCTCTTGCACTCATGTAACTTTTGTAATCTTCTACTGAAGCACTATATGCTTTTCCTGTTGCTAAATTTGTTTTACCAATAAGATTTTTTTCATAATATGATTTGTTTACTTCAAATGATTTTTTTCCAAAAAGTTTTGAAGAAACCGATCCAACAATTGAAGGTACAAATTTTGGTGGTGTATAAGAGTAGTTTTTAAAATCTACCATGTCTTGTTTTATTTTATTTGCTTTAGAAATTTTTGCAGCTTTTTTTGCTTCAACTTTATAAGCATTAGATGTTTTGTATGATTCTCTATTATTATCAGCTACACCATTAGTATTATGATTACCTGTTCTACCAGCATCGTAAGATTGTTTAGTTGTTCCTTTACCTACATCCCAAGCTGGCATATTATTTTCCGAATGTTAAAGAAGATTTAGTTTCAGATTTAACTTCTACTTTTCCTTCTGTTTTAACTGTTTGATTGATACCTACACCAGTATCTAGATCATCCATATTGCTAACAACTTTTTTAGCAGCAGGTTTAATTTTATTAATTACTTTCTTA